GTCAACAAATGGAAGAGCTTAAAGAACGCAATAATCAACTAGGTTTAAAAACAGAATTCGGTAAAGTAATTGTCAATGGGGTTGAACGTGTATATTCTGATATCATTCTTGATATGGCAGATTGCCGTTACTCTGATGCGGTTAAAGTTATCGAAGGTGACATTCGTGCTATTAAGCACACTGAAGTAGTTTAACTAAGTAAGTATATAGTATGGGTCTATTGACTCATACTATATACATTATTTTTAATAGGAGGAAACCAAAATGAATATTCCAGCTACACTAAGTTTTTCTAAATTAGCAGAAGATCTTAAAAATGCTATCTTCAAAGATGAAGAAAGATATAGTCTTATGCCTAATTGTGATTACTATGGTGAAAATGCTAGATGCTTAGCTTCATGGATTGACCGTATCTTTATGGATAAAGCCATTGATTATAATAAAATACATATTATAATCCATAGATACCCAACAGACAAGTTGATTGGGTATGTATACTTAGATACTGAAGATGAGAATATTAATAAAGATGAATTCATCTCTACTATCCGTGTAGATATTGATAGTGAAAATGATTATATGTATAATGAAATTATGCTAATCAACACCAAAGCAGTATTTAACGCATTACAAAATAAGAACTATGATGCATTTATCAGTCTATGCTATGAATTAACCAAATACATCTATAGAAATGCTACACCTGAAGCTAATCAGGATGCCGTAACTGCTATCACTTTATACATTGATTTCATGTATAATCAATTATTCTCTGATATGGAAATGCCATATACATATGCTAATAAAGTATACCGTACATTATTAGATACAAACTACTGTAACTATAAACCAATCATTAAATCTATTAAGTCATTATATAAAACTGAGGCTTGTATATACTTCGTACCATTAATGGGCGAGCTTCTTATTGATGCAACTAGACAACCATACTATACTGAAGAGATCGGTAAAGGTATGGTGGCACGTGTATTTGAAGATGAACGCTTTGAGTTGGTTGTGCCGATGATTGTCAAGAATTGTTTACAAAAGTTATCTGATGAAAACATATTGAATGCAGCATTAGCACATGCTCCATCTATACTAAAATATCTTGGTGATGAAGCTCATAAAGAAGAACGTGATACTCTAGTAGCTTATATCAAAGAAAAAGTTGATAACTATGTGAAAGACCATCCAGAACTAGCTGACTTCAAAGGATTCGAAAATAATGATAAAGCATCTTATAAACCAACTGGCGATTTCATTGTACCTGGTCAAAAACTAAATGAAAAAGCTATCTTAGATGCTAAAAAAGAATTCATGAAGAATCGTAATAAGAAGAACTAATATGGCTAAGTCAATGTTTATTCAGGCCCATGAGTGTCCTGAATGTAGAAGTGAATCGTTATATCTTATATCACTTAAGGGTGAACGTACTCCATATTTGAGTATCCTTAATAAGCATGAAGATCCTCATAAGTGGATTATGGATTATAAGCACGATTTCAAATTCAAATGTACCAAGTGTGGTAAAGAATATGAAATCGATTGGAGATATGATGTACCAGTTCCAATAGACTGGTCTACACAGGCTATGCCTAAAGCTCTTGATGAGTTAACTCGTGGATAAAACAAAGTATACAGTATGGGACACTGTTCCCATACTGTATATTAATTTTTAGTGATATTTAAACAGACCTCTAATAAGGAGGGATATACTATGCGTATTACATACATAAGATTAGAGAATTATATAGGCATTTATAATGGACGTGGTGATGATATATTAGAGATAGATTTATCTCAAAATGTGAATCCTATCGTAATTATACGTGGCACCAATGGTAGTGGTAAGAGTACATTGCTTAAATCGCTTACACCAATTAATGATGACTCTAATGCTATTGTTCCTGGGGTAACTGGGAGAAAGGTTATACGATATTTACACAATGGTATAACTTATGAGATAGAATATGTGCACCCTATAGATAAAGAGGGTAAACGTAAACAGACTAGAGGTCAAGTCTATAAATATGGACCTAATGGTAAAGAAGAATTGAATCCGACTTGGAATATAAGTTCT